TTATTACTTTAAATAGTGAGCCATTGAATAATGTATTAACTTTTTCAGAAGTCGGTGGTGTAGGATTATTGACACTAAATGAAACTGCTGCTATTGATGGAGATTTTGTTGTCGCTGGTAATTTTGAAGCTACAGGAACGCAACCTGATTTAATCATAGGTAAAGTTACAGGTGTATCAAGTGATACAGTACAAGCAGATGCAATTCTCAGAAGTTCTACAGGTAGTGGTGCTTTTAAAATACAAGCTGGTACATCAAATGCTACTAAAGTTTCGCTTGGTTATGATGCTGTAGCAAAAACAACATTGAGTGCTGATGGACAACTAGCTATTAATACTGATGGTTCTTTAGCATTAACATTAAATTCTTCTCAAAATGCAGTATTTACAGGCGATATACAAACTGATTCATTAGGTGTTGGTACTGCTGCTTCAGGAACAACTGGTGAAATCAGAGCTACTAATAATGTTACAGCATTTTATTCAGATGAAAGATTAAAAGACTTTAAAGGTAAAATAGAAAATCCAATAGATAAAATTATGAATATTAATGGTTATTATTTCAAAGAAAACAGCGTTGCAAAAGATTTAGGCTACAGTAATAACAGGTTGCAAGTTGGTCTTAATGCACAAGAAGTAGAAAAAGTATTACCTGAAGTTGTAACAGAAGCACCAATAGATAATAAATATAAAACTATTTGGTATGAAAAACTAATACCCTTGCTTGTTGAGGGTATGAAAGAACAACAAAAAGTAATTACACACTTACAGGAGCAGATTAATGACATTAGCAAGTAGTGGCGAAATGTCTATTGGTGGCACAACTGCTAATAGATCAATAAATGTTGAATTAGGAAGAAGTGCAACAGCTACATCTTCTCTTGGAGAAACAGATTTAAGAACACTAGCAGGTGTATCTTCAGGTGCTATATCTTTAACAGATTTTTATGGTAAAACACATTCTTCATCTTTATGGCAAACTACATTAACAATAGGTACAACTGTTTTTGCAGGTCAAACATTCAGAGGTTTTTCACCAACAATAAATGGTGGTTTCGGTTCTGCATCTGATACATCATGTGATTTATATTCTAATACGCCTAGTTTTAGTTTTTACGACACTAATAATGGCAACACTTTCTTTTTTATACATGATAATAGCGGTACACCAACAGACAATGCAGGTTGGACTACATTAACAATGACAAAGACTACATCTGCTGGTTCTACAAGTACATCTTCAGTGAATAGAACAGATTTAACCTATACAAATCCAGCAGCAAATTTAAGGTTTTGGAATTTAGGTGCAAGATTTACAGGAGC